TATCGCCTGCGTCATTTGTAAAACTAATTACACCTGTTGATGAATCATAACTTAAATCACCACTTACACTGATAGCACCTCTGGCTCTAGCATCTGTGTAATATAAATTTGTTGAACCTTCTGAAATATTATCTGTAGTTGCCGCATTAATTCTTAATGTTGCTCTTGCATCTGCTCTTGCATCTGTGTAATATAAATTTGTTCCTTCACTTAAATCAGTTGTGCTAAATGCACTCATGTTTACTGCTACATTATCTGTATTAACAGTAATACCATTACCAGCACCTATGTTTAATGTTAATGCTCCTGTAGACCCACCGCCTGTTAATCCGGCACCTGCTGATACTGAAGTAATATCTGCCGAATTAGTATTTGTAATTGTAACAGTTTGTCCACTATGCGTAACGGATACGCCTGTACCACCAGTAAACGTTAGTATATCACTTGATGCAACACCAGTAGCACTATTAGTATCTGTGTTGAAACTCCAACTAGCATAGTTATCTGCTGATGTACTAAATGTTCCTGTACCGTTATCATATGCTATAAGGCCTGATCCAGAGAATAGGCTTCTAACTTCTGAATCTGTTCTTTCAACAAAATTAAAATTACCTGTATTGTTATCGTATGTTAAGGAACCACCTGCAGTGAATAATCCTCGTATAGCAGAATTACTTAAATCATTATCTGTAAAACTAAATGCTCCTGTATTACTATCGTAATTAATACTTCCACTGGCACTAAATGCCTGCCTAATTGCAGAAATATTACCGTCAACTGTTATTACATTACTTGCTTCTGTAAGTGTAGTATAACTTCCACTATCAAGACTTTTAATACCATGATATGTAACATTACTTGCTACTCTACTACCACCGTAAATGTCAATTGTTCCAGTACCTACATCTTCCACACTACCAACACTTGCTGTTGGTGTAATTTGTTTTGCAACTCCATCTACATAAATGTATGCTTCGTTACCGTCTGAATAAATTGCGTTTGCTGTTGTGGTTGCTGTTGCAGGAACAATTAATTTGCCAGTGAATGTTTTATCACCTGCTATATTTTGATTACCTGTTGTTCTTATTACTGTGGAGTCTACTCGTATATTACCATTACCTTGTATATAATCTATACCGTCACCACTTTGTAAAGCAGTTCTATATACAGTTGATGTAGGACCTGCATAATGCATTTCACCAGTAGAGTCGTTATATGTAAAGTCACCGTCACCAGTGTTTGTTCCTACACTTAGGTGAGCTCTTACTTCTGTAGCACTTGGGCCTGTATATGTAAATACTCCGTTACTGTATGCAAGACTTCCGTCTCCACCTGCATCAGTAACACTAAACAATGCTCTGACTTCTGAATTGTTAGTTTCAATAGTATCAGCATTTACAGTGATACCATATCCTTGACCAACTGCTATATCGCCTGAACCAAAAGTTAAACCTGCTCCACCTGTAATATCTGATAGCAATAGCATATCATTATATGCTACACCATTATTACTGAATTGCCATCTATTACCTGAACTATTCCATTTTAAATTTGGAAAATTACCACCGTAATTACCTTCTACAAATATTTGAGCATCTGCGTTTGATGTTGCTCCGTCTCTTAAAGTTAAACTTGATGTAGTAACAAAGGAATTTGTTTCTTGTGAAGCGTTCAGTGTTGTTACAGTAATATCACCTGTAACAACTAAGTCACCGTCAACTGTAAATCCTGGAACATCTTGTGCTCCACTTAAATCAACATTACCTGTAAATGTCTGATCACCTGAAAATGTTTTATTGCCTGATATAGTTTGTGCTCCAGTTGTTCTTACAACTGTATTATCAACAGCAAAACTTCTAGACGATGTGATGTCACCGCCGCCACTTAAACCATCTCCTGCTGTTAAGTTTATACTTCCATGATTAATATGTTCGTTTGCTACAAATCCACTTAAATTATCGTGAACTATATCTGCATCTGTTGTGGAGATTACGCCACTTGTACTATTATATGTAATACCTGTGCCACCACTTAAATGTGCTCTTACTTCTCCAGCACTTGGACCTGTATATGAAAATACTCCATTAGAATAACTTAAACTACCATCTCCTCCATTATCTGTTACACTTAAAAATCCTTCAACTACTGTTTCTAAATTTGTAACTTGAGATGTTGCAATTTGTATAGGTGTTGTAGATGCTGTTGTAAGTTGTCCAAATCCATTTACTGTAAATGTTGCAACTGCTGAAGCACTACCATAACTTGCGGCTGTAACTCCTGTTGTATCTAAATCTACTGTTGGTGTCGCTCCTTCTGAACCGGAACCTGATACCGTTAATCCATTACCACCTATAAGTCCTGCAAGATAATTACCTGTTGTATCTGTTCCTAATGCAACTGAATTTGGTTGAATAGATGTGGCTATAGAAGCAGTATTACCTGCACCTATAAATGTTGCACTACCTGTGACATCTCCTGTTAAAGCAACTGTTACAGCACTTGTAAATTTAGTTGCCTCGGAACTTTGACCAATTACATTTCCTGTAAAGTTGGTTGCAGAAATATCTTTATTAAATATAACTGTATTACTTGATGTACTATAACTTATATCTGCAACATCTGTACCTGTTCCTGTCAAAGATAATGTGGCAGTTACGGCATCACCATCTGAGTTAATAATAAATTGGTCTGTTTCCAATCTATTAATTGTTTGGGTAGTTTCAACCTGAGTAACATTACCCTCTATCGTAAGGGCGCCTTTTATGACTAGTTCTTCGTCACTGTTGATATAAGTCTTTCTAATTGCCATTTAAATATCCTATGGTATTTACATTCTATAAGACTATTTATCAATATTATGCAAAAGATAATCCAGTCAAAAAAAGACACCCATAAGGGTGCCTTTCTTTTTGTTACCTTAAGGATAAAAAGGATTATCTGTTATGTACAAAGGTAAGTCACTATTTCTTTCTGGTGCTGAAACACCTCGAGGAAATAATTTTTCCTGTACATTAATCTTTCTTTTTTGTTGTCTTAAAGTTTGTTTGACTGCACGTTTTATTAAAAGTGCTGTTTGATACTTAGTCATGTCATCTCCTTTTACAAAGATGCGTTCCTTCGGTACAATTACCTACTTCCGTCGTCGCTCTACATTTAGAGTGGCGATGAACGAGTTCGGCGTTCCTTCGTCACAATTGACTACTTCCGTTCACTGCTACATTTAGAGTGAATGAACGAGTGTAACAAGATGTTACAGAATTATTTATCAAAAAAAAGGACTCCTAAGAGTCCTTTTTAGTGTTTCGTTTAGAAACTGTTCAATAAGTCTTTTAAGGCTTACTGGAATGCAATATTAGATAAACTAATTGCATCAACGTAGTCCGCCGCGTTACCCAATGAACTTGCAGTATTTGTTAGTTCTTTATAACCATATCTTGTCATAAATGATACTACTGGTTCAAATGTGCTTGGGTCCATAACTGGGCCTGTGCTCATTAATGGGATATAAGGACAATAGAATGCTGGAGCATCAGTTTCGCTTGATCCTTTGTAACCAACAAGTACTTTAGTACCGTCAGCCGCATAGTTATCTACGAATACTTTGATTGTTCCGTTCAATGTACCAACAAACTTAGTGTTTGTAGGTGCTTCGAATGAACCTTCTGTTGTTCTTGCGAATGTTGAAGTTGACGCACTTTGTAAGATTGTCAATGCTTCTGGAGATACAACAATATAGTTACCAGCACCACGTCTTGTTCTAGCCGCGATTCTGTTAGCCGCTCTGTTGATCTCAATAGCCAATACAGCATGTCTGTCACCAACGTATGTTTGTGTTCCAGTTACTGCATTGAAGTCAAGTGCTGTACCTGACCCTGCAAGAGTTCTTAGTGAACCGATAATTTCTTGGTCGATTTCAACTACGATTTCTTGAGCTAGTGCCTGCATAATTTCTGCTTCAACGTCAACGCCGTGCATACTTTCTGCATCTTGAGCCGCCTCAAAAGTCCATCTTGCTGATAACCTTCTGGTTTTCGCTTCAACAGTTTCTTTTAAGATTTGAATGCTCATTTTTCTACCTGGCTGTCCCTCTGCCGCCGCTGTAGCGTCTGGAGATCCTGCGTATGTAGAAGCAAGTTTAAAAGGACTTAATGCCTCATCACCTGCTGTTGCTCCACCACCAGTTTCAGAATATCTAACTCTTAGTGTGTGGATTTGTCCTACTGGACCAGTCATAGGTTGTACACCTACTAGTTCGTTTGCGATCACGGAAGGCATAACCCTTCTGATCAAAGGTAACATAACCTTGTTTAATGTTGCTACTGAACCAGCACCTGTGGCGCCTGCTGTTGCGGCCTCTGACAAATGTCTCTTTGTATTTTCGAGGACAACATCTAAAGAAGATTTTCTGTTTCCAGAAAGTCCTTCAAGCAAAGCATCTTTAGTTGCTGACCAGTTGCTTTCAAATAAGTTCGCCATTTTTTAACTCCTAATTTATTTTGAAAGTCCGGCTAGTTTACGGATCATATCAATTTCTACGACATCATCCGCACTCTTGTCATCGGCTTCTGTAATAACAGTCGCCTTATCGCCAGTGTGTTCACTGACAACGGATTCTGACAATGTCTTTTTAACTCTAGGTGTCTCGCCATCTAAAACACTTGGAAGATACTTGTTAAAAGATTCTTCTAGTTTTTCAGTCTTAACACTTTCAAGTAGATCTGACATAATTTCTTTCTTCTCTTTACCTAATGGTGCCATAAGTTCATTTAATGTCTCTTTACGATTCATTTGATCTTCTGCAATTCTTAATTTAGATTCAGTTAATTTAACTGCTTCTTCTTTCTCAGCAATCGCTTGTTGAGATTCATTAAGTTTTGTTTCCATTTCAGCAATTTCTTTTTGTATTTTCTTGATTTCTTTTGCTTCGTTCAAGTGGCTCATACCAAATTCAGATGCAAATGCTTCAAAAATTCTGCGACCAAAGTCGTTTTCACGTGCCTTAGTAATATCATCACGGAAAGATTTAACTTCATTAACAATTACGCCATTAACAACGTTTTCAACCTTGTCTGCGGCCTTCTTAATAAAGTCTTTCTTCGCTTCAGCAAGTTGTTTTTTGCCTTCACGTACCATTTTGACTTTTTGTTCTACTAAAGATTTTTTATCTTCGTGGAACTCGGATAGTTCAGTTGCAAGTTGCTCTGCTACAAAATCATCTAATTTTGCAACATGCTCACTTGTTCTTGTTCTATCTGCTCTAAGTTCTTTAACTTCCTTTGCAACCATTTCAGTTACAAATTTGTCTAAAACTTTGGCATGCTCACTAATCGCTTTGTGATACTTTACTCGATCACTTGCAAGGGCAGTTTTTTCTTCAGCAATAGCAGAAATTTCTGCTTCTACTTTTTCTGAGATAAAGTTATCTACTGCTTCAACGATCTGAGACTTATCGTGCTCATATCTTTGTGCAAACTCTTCTCTAAGTTCTGCAGTTAGTTCTTCTCTTGCTTCAGAAATTTTACCTTCCCATGCTTCTTGAAGAGCAGATTTCACTTCTTCAGTTAATTCTGCGTTCTCAAGTAGTTCTGTAAAATTCACTGTCATAGTAGTCTCCTACTTAATTTTAAGTTCATTGATGAAACCAGTGATTGCTTTCATCAAGTGTTTCTCTGCACTTTTATCGTGTGTTAATGCAGAAGCGGTATCATATAAAGATGCCCCGCCTCGCATATTAAATAAACTCTCATATATAGTTTTTGGATAGGCATCAGGCGCACTTGGTTGTGCCACAATGTCCACTGTTACAATATCAAAATCAGAAACACGTCCACTTTCATTTACGTTTCCTGATCCTCTACTGCTTACACCAAGATTTGCTCCTGCAGTTAATAGTGCTCTTGCAATATTACCCATCGGTGTATCTATAATTTTAAGTTTGCCAAGACCGTTTGCATCATCACAATGCATATCTGTAATGATATGAGATACACGGTCTAAATTTATTTGTAATTCTTCAGGGTGATCTAACTCACCCATCACAGTCTCGCCTTTTTGTAAACGTGACTTTACACTTTCAACAGCCTTTTGTATTTCATCCCTTGGATATATTCTACCATTTTGGTTTTTTACATCACCTTGAATGAATAAACCTTTCATATATAGGTCCTTACCGTCTTTGGATTCCATAACTTGGACGCCAGACTGCTCAGGACTTAGATATTCGTATAGTTTATTGGCCATTATAACTCCTTCAGTTAAAAAGACTTATGCCTTTTTAGGTTCAACGTTAATGTTGTCTGATGGTGTGTGATCTTTTGGACTATTATCGCCTTTGTTGCCTTCGCTACCGTCTTTTAAAACTGGTGCTTTGACTTCGTCGCCGACTTTAGTTGGTGCAGGCATTTTCATACCGTCTTTAGAATCTTCATCGCCACCTTTAGGTTCTGCTACGTTGTCTGATAATTTAGTTGCTTCTTCAACAACTTCTTCAGAATCTGCAATTTCTTCATCTAAATCGTATTCAACTGATTCTAGATCAAGTTCGTCACCTAAATCTGCGTCCATTTCTGCGTCCATTTCTGCTTCTTCACCGTCTTCCATGTCGCCTTCTTCATCGGCTAATAGTTTTTCGAATTCTGCTTTAAGTTCTTCGAGTTCGTCTTCTAGGCCGTCAACTTTATCTTCTAAGTCTTCGTCCTCACCTTCTTCCTCTTCACTTTCTTCTTCGTCGTCTTCCTCAGTCATATCTGATTCGACTTCTTCTTCGTCAGCTCTGATTTCGTCTTCTAAAGATGCTGTTTGATCGATTTCCTCTTCAACTGCTTCTTCTTCAACTTCAGCAGTTTCTTCTACTGCTTCATCTTCACTTTCTTCTGACTCTTCAACTGCTTCTTCTTCAGATTCAGTTGCTTCTTCAACTTCTTCGCTATCAGATGAATCTTCATCTAAAATGTTTTCATATTCTGCTCTTGCTTTAGCAACAACATACTCATGAAGCATTTCTTCTGCTTTTTCATTTTCTTCAGCAAGGAGAAGTTCAAGAATTTCTTCTAATTTGTTTCTTGATTCTGACATTGTGGTCTCCATTATTGAAAATTAATTTACAGGTCACAGATATAGTCATCCGTGATACTGCTTGTTTATTACTTAGTGGTATGTTGTGTTTTTATGTTAAAAACGGTGTGATTCTGATCAAAATGACCAGATTTTTTGTATTTTTACTATTTTATTTATTTTAATCTGTAAAATGTAATACTAGTATAAAACTTTAAATACCTGCCTGTGTAGGATTAGCATACATGACTTTCTGAAACTTTGCATGTTCTATGTCTTCTGCTTTTTTAATTTCTTTTGCTTTCCTGAGTTTTCCAAGAGCCTCCAACGTTAGTTTAGGCGTTCTTTTATCTGTTTCTTGACGTTTTATAAATTCGTCTAATTCAGGATTGTAAAATTCTACTAGTCTCATTATATCTCCGGTGTGCCAGGTGGAACATCTCCTCCAGCACCAGGTACATCAGTATTTATGCCTAGATCGCCTTCTGGACTATCTTCTATTCCAGGAACATTCATAGGATCTAATTCTGTATTTAAATTAACTGCCGCATCAGGTTCAGGTCTTACACCTATATTTCTAAGATCCATATTTTTTGTATCGTCTATAAATTTCTTATAATCGTTTTCTTTACGCCATAATGCTTCGTTATCTTTCATCTCTTCTTCTGTAAGACCGAGATATTTCTTCATTTTAAACTGATTCGATAAGTGTGGACTTGCGGCCAATGTATTATATAAGTTTGCTCTTTCTGTATCAATTTGTAGATCTCTATAAGAACTAAAGTTCATTGGCTTATTAAATGTAATAAAGAATTCTGAGGAATCTATTTCTATACCTCTGTGTTTTAGGAACAATTTAAATTCTGTATCCATATCTTCCTGTATCTGCTTTTGTAGTCTTTCTACATATCTTGCAAATCTGTATTCTTGAATATAAGCAATACCCACTTTACCATCATTATAAACACTACTTCCATCTTCTGGTCCAGTTGGTAAGTATGAACTTGGAACTCTAAGACCTCTTAAAAGTTTATTATTAAAGTATCTCAAGTCATCTATTTGTCCTAAGTTCTCACCGCCTGGTAGTGTGTCTACTTTTGAACCTCTACCGTCTGCCGTTTGAGCAAAGAAATAATCTTCTAACATGCTCATTGGATTGTAGGCCGCATCTGCTACACTACTTCCGTCTGACTTCTTATTAGGTACACGTTTTTGCTGTACTTCGTATTTTACTTGTTCCAAATACTGTCTTGCTTTGTGAGGTGGCATGTTACCCACATCAATCATAAACACACGTCTTTCAGGTGCTCTATGTACCCTGTATATAATAATGGAATCTTCTAATAGTTCTTTTTGTTTAAATACTTTAAATATAGGTTCTAAAATACTAACACCAAAAGGCCAACTGTGGTCCATGCCTTCTGTTAAACTAACATGTACAACATGTTCTGCATCAACAGGGACACCTTGATCAACACCGTCGATAGCACTTGTCATATAGTTTCCTGCTTGACTATTTACAGAGCTCATTGCGGCATTTAATCCTTGTCCACCACCGTAAGGTCTACTATGTAGTGCCGCAGGATTAGTTGCTATAAGTTCTTCAAAGTTTGGTTGTAAGTTTTTAATAAAATAAGTTTCTATTTTTTTACCATCAGATTCGTTTACTACAACCTTTTCTATATTTGCAGGATCTGTCCAGTATAATTTATATGTCTCTGGGTCTCTTATAAAGAATTGATCTCCGTATTTTATAGTGCTACGGAATATTCTAAATGCTCTTTTATGTAGTTCGTTGAGCCTACACCATTGAGTTAGAGTTTT